TGGGTGCAACGCCTTGTTCCGAGAGTTTATTCCCGACTATCTGATTGCAGTTGATACTAAGATGATTAGAGAAATATCAACTGCTGGTTATCAACACCAACATCCAGTCTGGACAAATCCTAACAAGTATACAAGATCTGTTGAAAAATTAAACCTTTTTAATCCAAATTTAGGCTGGAGTAGTGGACCAACTGCACTTAACTTTGCAAGCAATCAGTTTCCTAAAGAGGTGTATATACTAGGCTTTGACTATCAAGGAATTGGTAGGAAACAAGAATTAGTCAATAATGTATATGCCGGCACAGAAAACTATAAAAAGGTACATGATAGAGCAACATACTTTGGAAACTGGGAAAGACAAACATCTACTGTAATTCAAAAAAATCCTCGAATTAGATATATAAGAGTAGTTGAAGTTGAACCGTACTTTGTACCAAATTCATTAGAAGGACATGATAATCTTAGACATATTACTGTAGAAAAATTCAAACAAAAGTTCAAATTATCATAAAATTTATAAAATGGGCCGTTTTGAGCCTATTTTCAGCGTATATTTTTCAAAAAGTGTAAATATAATAGACAGCCTTGACAAGAAGGAGAACGACATGACTGATCAAACAAAATTCGAGGAAATGCTCGAAAAATTAGTAAACGAGGACCGTGACGGTGCAGAAGCACTATTCCACGAAATCGTTGTAGAAAAATCAAGAGAAATTTATACAAACATTTTAGACGAAGCTGATGAAGAAGTTGAAGAAACAACTGATGAAGAAGTTGAAGAAGCAACCGATGAAGAAGTTGAAGAATCAGATGATGAAGATCTAGATGAATCAGATGATGAAGACCTAGATGAATCAGATGATGAAGACCTAGACGAAATGTTTGGCCTTAACGAACCAGAAATGGAAGCAGAGCCAGATCCAGCAATGGACATGATGGGCGACATGGAACCAGAAATGGGCGGCGACGATGAAGAAGGCGACGACGAAGAAGGCGAAGCTGACGGACCAGAAGCTGCAATGGATAACCTAGAAGATGCACTTGAAGAGCTTAAAGCAGCATTTGCTGATATGATGGGTGACGAAGAGCCAGGTGAAGAAGAGCCAGAAGAAGAAGCAATGGCATTTGAAGCTGACGAAGAAGTAGAAGAAGCTGCTGACGAAGAAGTAGAAGAAGCTGCTGACGAAGAAGTAGAAGAAGCTGCTGATGAAGAAGTTGAAGAATCAAAAACACCAAAAACAGCATCAGAAACAATGCGTGAATACGTAGAGAAAATTTCAGAACCATCAAATCAAGAAGGCGCAGACAACAAAAAATCAACAGTTGCTGGCAAGAATGACATGGGCGGAACAGCATCAAACCTAAACCAAGGTAAAGATGGCGGACACCCAGAAGCAGGTGCAGGTTCAACTGTACAAGGTTCAGCACTAAGTGATACAAGTGCAAAAGAAGATAACGCAGGGAATGTAAACGTTCCAGGCGGTAAGGCTTCAAAATCAATGAAGTCACAACCTGGCCACGGCGCTGAGAAAAAGGGCAAGCCAGAGAATGCTGCAAATAAAAAGTCAATGACTGGCAGCTAAGATAGGACCAAAGATGTTTAACTTAACTGAAACACTATCCTTCGACCAAGCTAGAATGGTCGTTGAGTCTGCTGATAACGCTTCGGGTGGAAAGGACCTTCATATGAAGGGAATTTTCATTCAAGGTGGTGTTAAAAACGCTAACCAGCGTGTTTATCCGGTAGAAGAAATTGGCAGGGCTGTCACCACGCTCAATGAGCAGATAGCTGAAGGATATTCGGTTTGTGGTGAAGTTGATCATCCAGAAGGCCTAAATATTAACCTAGACCGTGTAAGTCATCTAATCACAGACATGTGGATGGATGGTGCAAACGGTTATGGTAAATTAAAGATACTACCAACACCAATGGGAAACCTAGTTAAAACAATGCTTGAATGCGGAGTTAAACTAGGTGTTTCATCAAGAGGTAGCGGAGACGTTGATCCTACAGGGAATGTCAACGGATTTGAAATAATCACCGTGGACGTTGTGGCTCAGCCCAGCGCCCCCGGTGCATATCCTACACCAATTTACGAACATTTAATGAACGAAAGAGGCGGGTATAAGGCATTTTTAACTTCAAAAGAAGTAACAGGCGACCCAAAGGCACAAAAATATATTGCAGAGAGCTTATTAAACATAATAAGCAGGCTCCAATAAAGGAGAAATTAATGGAAGCACTTAAATCCCTATTAGAGAGCGATGCAATTTCAGAAGCAATGAAAACAGAAATTGAAGCAGCATGGAACACAAAGATTGATGAAAATCGTCTTGCCGTTACTTCCGAGCTTCGTGAAGAGTTTGCAACAAAATATGAACACGATAAAGGTGTTATGATTGAAGCAATCGATTCTTTGATGACCGAAAAGTTAGCAGAGGAAATGAAAGAGTTTGCTGAAGACCGTAAACAACTTGCTGAACAAAAAGCAAAGTATGCGGTAGCAATGAAAGAAAATGCAAATCTTATGTCAAGATTTGTATCAGAAACATTGGTTAAAGAAGTAAACGAATTACACGAAGATCAAAAAGCAATGGCTAATAAGTTCACTGTGCTTGAAGAATTTGTTGTCGAACAACTAGCTAAAGAAATTGCAGAGTTTGATGAGGACAAAAAAGATCTTGCTGAAACAAAAGTACGTCTAGTACGTGAAGGCAAAGCTCACTTCGAAAAGGTCCGTAAAGACTTTATCGAAAGAAGTGCAAATGCAATATCTGAAACTGTTGACCGCGGCTTACGCAGCGAAATCAAACAGTTGAAAGAAGATATTGACTCAGCACGTAAAAACGATTTTGGTCGTAAAATATTCGAAGCATTTGCTAACGAATATATGGGTTCACACCTAAATGAAAGATCAGAAACTAAAAAATTACTTAAAGTTGTAGACACTAAAAATCAACAAGTTGTAGAAGCAAAAGAACTAGCACTAAAAGCTAAAGCAATTGCAGAAGCAAAAGACGCAGAAGTAAAGCGTTTAGTTGAGTCTAATCAGCGTAAAGAAGTATTAAACGAACTTACTGGACCACTTAACACGGCCCAGAAAGAAATCATGGCAGATTTACTGGAATCAGTTCAAACACCTAAACTACGTTCAGCGTTTGACAAGTATCTACCGTCAGTTATTGACAGTAAAGCTCCAGCGAAGCAGAAGGCAACACTTAAAGAAGGCAAAGAAATTACAGGCAATAAAACAAACAGTTCTATCGAGTCAAGCGAATCAAAACATAATGTGATTGATATCAAACGCTTGGCCGGATTATAAGGAGATAAATATGTCAGAACTACTAACAGGTCGCTGGCAGGAGACAAAAGGTGCCTTAGTCGAAGGCCTTACAGGCAACAAAAAAGCAGTTATGGAAACAACTCTTGAAAATACTCGCAAGTATTTGTCAGAATCCGCAACTGCAGGTGCAACTTCTGCTGGTAACGTAGCAACCCTAAACCGTGTGATCCTTCCAGTGATCAGACGTGTTATGCCAACCGTTATCGCTAACGAACTAGTCGGCGTACAGCCAATGACTGGTCCAGTTGGTCAAATTCATACACTACGTGTACGTTACGCTGATGCTTTCAATAGTGCAAGCGGAACAGACACAGCAGCTGGTGATGAAGCTCTAAGTCCATTCAAAATTGCTGAAGGTTACTCCGGTGCCGCAGCAGACGACAGGGCAGCAGCAACAAGCGCATTAGAAGGCGCAGCTGGTAACAGACTAAGCATTCAGATCTTGAAACAGACTGTTGAAGCGAAGTCACGTAAGCTATCAGCACGTTGGACATTTGAAGCGGCACAAGACGCTCAAAGCCAGCACGGTATCGATGTAGAAGCAGAAATCATGGCAGCACTTGCTCAAGAGATTACTGCAGAAATCGACCAAGAAGTTATTGCAAGTCTAACCTCACTAGCAGGTTCAGCAGCAGAAACTTACAACCAAGCAGCAGTAAGTGGTACAGCTACTTTTGTTGGTGACGAACATGCAGCACTTGCAGTTCAAATCAACAAAGTGTCAAACTTAATTGCACAGCGTACACGCAGAGGCGCAGGTAACTGGGCTGTTGTTTCACCAACTGTATTAACAATTCTACAGTCGGCAACAACATCAGCGTTTGCAAGAACAACAGAAGGCACATTCGAAGCACCAACTAACACTAAAATGGTTGGTACATTGAACAACGCAATGAAGATTTATGTAAACACATATTCTTCAACTGATGACGTTCTTGTTGGTTACAAAGGTACTAGTGAATCAGATGCAGCAGCATTCTATTGCCCATACATCCCACTAATGAGTTCAGGTGTTGTTCTAGATCCAGGCACATTTGAGCCAGTAGTATCATTTATGACACGCTACGGTTATGTAGAACTAAGCAACACTGCTTCGTCTCTAGGTAACGCAGCTGACTACCTAAGTAAAGTTGGCGTAACAACCGGCAACCTAAGCTTCAGCTAAGTTAAAGTCAAATGTTAATGGAAAAGGCCCTACGGGGCCTTTTTTATTGAGTAAATATACTATAGGAGAGTATAATGAAAACTGGTCAAATATTTAAATATTCCGGAAGCAACGCTATTGTTAGACCTGACGAATTTGGGCAAACTCGTAGAGACATTGTTATCAAGAATGGTCGCAAAGAATATGCAATCGGAGACAGAATAAAATATTATGTTGTAGAAAAGAACGGAAGATCCTTTGCAACAGATATTGAATTAAATGAGTAAACACCCATTTTATTAAAATGGATAAATACTTTTGTCAGAGGAATAGAGAACCTTGATAAGGACTTATGCGGTCCCACCGCGTAGACCTAGAACGTCAACATAAGGAGAAAACAATGGGACGTCCAATTAATAAAGATTTGATAGGGTTTGGAACAGGCCGTATCGCAGCAACACGCCACTTTTTTACAGGTGGTGCAGAAGCAACAACAGCAGCACACATTGTATCACAAAGATCAACAAATAAATTTTTAGTAAGACTTGATTCAGATGCAGGCGATGCAGCAACTGGTGAAGTAATGACACTAGTGAATAAAGCTAACGGCGCACTAGTAGCAGGCGAATTTAGAATCGATGCAATCTTAGAAGATTCAACAACTGTACAAGTAACTAAACTACGCAATAGAACAATTCAGTATGAAGGCGGAACAGCAAACGTAGCAAACGTTCGTTGGGCAGCAGGGTTCCACCCAGCAGCAGGCGATGCCGGTGCAAATGTAGATTCTCAGTAATCTAAAGGAGCATTAAATGTCTAGCGCCAAAATACTTGAACACAGTGTAGATCTATATAAAGTCACAGTTAATCCTGGTGGCACAGTAGAATTTAATGCTGGAGATGGATTGTCTCCAGCAACTACCGGCACGTTTAACTTTTACGGCGATCTTAATGTTGTTGGTAGTCAAACTACTATTAACACATCGGAATTAGCTGTTACTGATAAAACAATTACCATTAACAATGGTGAAAGTGGTAACGGAGTTTCAACAGGGCCTGATGGAACTGAAACAGCTGGAATAATTGTAGACAGAGGGAATTTTCCTGATGCTAAATTATTGTACGACGAAGACCTTGATTGGTACGACTCTCGA